TTTAACTGCAACAGTTCTTCTGCTTCTTAAATCTCTAGCTAATCCCATGCTAACCCCTTACGGTACTGTTACTTCAGAAAGTGCGCCGTTTACTTGAATGCCAAAACTTGCTTCGACCATGCCGTCAAATGAAGCAGTAATTGACTTAGAAGTAACCAAGCCCACGCCAGTGTAATACTTGTGAGTGCTACCAGTTCCAGTTGGATAAATCTCAAAAGAAATTGCAGCACGATTATCTAAAACTAATTGTTGTGCATCTAGCTCGTCCCAATAGCATTCAAGAGCTACTGTGTTATTTTCAAGACCAGACTTGTATGTACGCGCAGTATCGCCCATAGCAGAATCTTCAATGGTATCTGCTGAACCATCAATAGTGAACGAGCGAACCTCCCCAACTTGGGCAACACTTCCGCCAACTAGGGATAATTTAACAACACCGCTTTGACCAGTAATTGTAGCCATTTTAGTAAAACCTCATAAATAAAATTAAGTTGTGCCGCGAGTATATTGATACAGTACACGGACGTTTAGTATAACACCGCCAATCGGGTCAAGCGACCCTTGGTCAATTTCAATCGCGGTTATTTGAGTATCTAAAGCGTAGCCACCGCGTGTCCTGTCTACGTCAAGTCCTTCTTCTACTGCTTCGACTATATTGTTTCTGGCTTGGTCTATCTGTCCAGATTTTACAAAGCAAATAATTTCATAGTTCAAAGTGCCTGCTCTTTTGCCTATAGAGCCACCTACAGTTGCGTCTGAGCGATCTTCTCCGGCAGTCCTTACCAATATAGCGGGGTACTGAGCATTGGATAGCTTGTCAAAAGCAAAGGGTTCTCGTGTAACATAACTAACCGCTACGGGGCTGGTGATAGCCCTTAAGGTGGTAACGATGTTTTCAGCTATACTTTCCCTTACACTCATTTCATGTACCTAATAAAAGTCTTACCAAGCTCAGTCTGTTCTCTGGCATTAAATCCAAAGAACGGCCTTGTTTTGTCATTCTTTTCAGCTCGTTTTGAAAGCTCTGACGTTGTGAAATAGATGGTAGCTTTTTCATTATCAACAGTAGTAGCCATTCCTCCAAGCATCGCGCCTCGCACGAATAAGTTTACCACCCTAGAAGCATCACCGCTAAAAGAACGCGGGTCGTTTTCAAAAGTCCCAGCTTTCCAGCCGTTAGCCTTTAATTCTGCATAGCCTTTCGAGTAAGGGGCAAACTTTCCTTTATACCCTTCACCCTTTGCAGTTCTTTCTTTGATAATTCTTACGCCATCTTGTGCTGTAATAGATAACGCATTTTTAAGGCTTTCCTGTAACCGCTTTTTAGTTACGTAAAGGAATTTGTTAATCCCTTTGAAATTGCCTTCTACTGAAATCTGCATTATCGCACTAGCCTATTGCCACCGATAGAAACCTTTTCCGACTCGGTTACAATGCCATCGTTATCAGCATCGTAATCAATGCCGTCAAGGAATACAGAGTTCATTTCCTCGCCATATCGCGACTTGTAAAAATCAATCATCTGTTGAAATCGGTCACCATCTACCCAGTTAGTCAACTGCGGTAGCGCATATTTCCATAGCACTAGGTAGCTAGAAGCCAAGGTGAACTGACTGTCTGTCAGTAGCGTTGAGTCCATCTCTCCGCTTAAGCCTTTCTTACCCCACCACTTAGTGCGTAACTCACGCTCAATATCAGCCTGAGCCTTTAAATGTTCTTCAGTAAACGAAGCAATGCCAAGAGTCAGAATGTCTGGCAATAATTCCGTTAAATCTGCATCAGTTGAGAATGCCATGTTATACCTCTGTAAAAAGCCCACCCCCGAAAGAGTGGGCTAGGTTTTACATTACAGTGCTGCGTCGAAAGTCATCTTCACGCCGTAAGTGTCATCAAGCTCACCTACACCGTAAACAGCAGTCGCGTTCAATTCCCAAGCACGCAAAGATGCATCACGCTCAGTCTCGATTGCGAAGTCACGCTTCATGCAAAGAGCCAATGCTTCAGGAGCAAACACTAAGCCGACAGCATCATCAGAACCGTCAATAGAGATATTGGCAGATTCGTAGATGTTTACACCAGCGATAGTGCCTACATAACCATTACGCATTGCTTCGTTCTGAAGCTCGCCGCCGTTAGGGTTAGCGAAAGTATTGGTCAGGTTGGCTTTTAGGGCATAAGCATGGAAAGGGTGTACAACGCAGTTCATCACACCGCGAACCTTGGCAGCGCGCAAACGTGCAGCAGCTTTGAAAATATCAGCTACAGTTAGTTCCTGACCAGCAGCACCCAAAGCGACGCTAAAGCTAGAGAACAGGGCGATAAGGTCTTGATCCATTTTGGTAGCAATAGCGTTACCAAGAACAGTACCAAGCTCAACAGCAGGATTGCCTGCGCCCATCATAGCCACATCACTCAACAGCACTTGAGCACCAACTTCAGATACGTCAATAGTGACGCTTGAAGTAGATACAGTGGTTGAAGTCATGTCAGTGCCTTCGGTAAGGTTTCCAGCAGCGATAGCTGGGTACTTAGGCACTTGGATAGTTTTACCGGCTTGAGCACCGATGTCATAACGAGTTACAAGGCCAGCCATAAGTGACTGTTCTTCGGCAGTGAAACGAGCCTGTAGAATGATGTTAGCAAACAGGTCGTCAAGAGTTGTTGAAGTAGTAATAGCCATTTTAAATTACCTATAAAAAAAAGAGTTTTATTTGGCCTTCTTCTGTAATGCAGCAAATGCTTCTTTGCCTCCATTACTCCAGTTAGCCACCATTTCTGCTGGGGTCATTGTCTTAATTGACGAGCCGCCAACATTACCCTTGCTACCTACGCCTTGCAAACCTGCTTTGACGTGGTGAGGGTTAGTCATTAAAAATTCTGACACTAGCTCGGTGGCGGTGAGCAGGTTACCTGCATCGTTATACCTTGGCGAACCATTGTCGTCGATTATTTCCACTGAGCCATCGTCTGACAGCTTAATGTGATTTCTAAGCAAAGTGGCAACCTGTTCAGGGTTATAAGCATTTGCAGAACTAGCAGCACTTAACAAAGCTCCGTCAATCAATGTCGATTGCAATCGGGCTTGGTAGGCTTTAATTTCTGCATCTTTCTTTTCCACTGTTTTCCGCAACACTTCTTCAAAGTTACCGCGTTCCTTTTGTCTCTCGATTTCAGCATTCTGCTTTTCGGAAAGTAACTGCTTGGCTTCGTTAATATCAATGCCTGACAATTGCTTTTCGTACTTGCGCTGCTCTCGTGAAACTCTGTCAGCAATCATACGGTCAACTTCTGCTTGCGAAAACGTCTTAGCCTGAGTTTCTGTAGCTGTTGTCTCAGTATCAACTTCTGTAACCATGATTTCTTCGCTCATGTAACGCAACCTCTTTCGAGTAGTTTTAGAATTGTAAGTTTAGCACATTTTTTTAAAAGTTAATCAAACACCGGAACCCAGTGGTGGCGACAGTTATACCCGCCTCTCACTATAAATGGGTCGCCTTGAGCTTTACCGCCCCAGCTTCCCGACCATATCTCGGCAATCTGTTCATTAGTATAAGTCTTGCCTGCATGTTCCTTGCAGAAATCTCTTGAGTCTCTAATAATTGAGCCATAGTAAAGCCATTTCTTAGCCCCAGAGGCAAACCCAGTTGATGTAGTGATTGAAGCATTAAACTGCATCAAGCTGTCCTGCACATAGACGTTACTATATCGTGCCAGATTGTCTCCGCTTCTATCTCTACCAAACTTTGTGTGCAGTTTTTCTATGGCACTGGCCGCCTGCTTGGGCGAACCATTCTTAGCTATCTCAACAAGCCTAGCCGCTTCTTCTTCGTCGGCCTGAACGTATACGCCATTGATAGCACCTTGCAGGTTAGTTATTGTTTCAGCGAAAGGTCTACCAGTTAATGTGCTTTGATAAAGCCCTGTAGAAATAGTGTCAAGATACTCATTAGCTATAGCCTCGAAGCCTTGAAACGAAAGCTTCTGTAATTGCGATACTACCGCTGGGTCTATCTTCGTGAAGCTCCCATACTTACTAAGCAGCTTGTAGTTGGACTCCACCACCGATGTGTACTCGTTGAGTACCGACTGCACCTCGCTTAAATACACCTCGTTTATTAGGGCTTTAATTTGAGGTCTTGCAGCAATAGCCCAAGCCAAGTCAAATAGATTGCCGCCGTTGAGTGGCGCACCAGACATAAACTGTATCAACCTTGCTTCCAATAACCTCAAAGCAGCGGCAAGTCTTGCTTGATGTTTATCTGCAAGCTTATCGAGTATTTCTGCGTAAGCGTCAGCACTAGCCATTAAAGCTGAATCTCAGTAGCTTGCTCTACTGGTGCAAACTGCCCAAGTCCCAGTGAGTTTGATTCAATCTCAACGTGAGCTTTTGCCAGCTCTTCGTCATCAAGCACTAGGTCAGCAATCTGCTTATCAATCTGCTGCATTAGGGTTGTCGATTTAACGCCAGATGCCCGCATGGATTGCAAGAAGGTCAGCTCTTTGTCATAGTCTCTCAGGTCAAATGAGTTCGGGTAGAATACCTCTACATCACTTGTCTGTTGCTGCCACATGCAGTAGAAGCCCCACAACTGTTCTTCAGCAAGCTCCAATATGTCAGCCTTCTCAGATAACTTAGCATTAAGCATCTGGAACTCTGTTTGCATAGCCACGCCAGACTGAGTCATTGCCTGAGTGCCACGAACTGCGCCCATGTGAGACATACGGTTAATGGCTTCTACCTTATCGTTAATGCTTGCTCGTACAGCGTCTAAGTTTGAACCGCTTGGCTGCATCTGATACGGCTTCATGTTAGCGTCCATATCGTCAGGCATGTTGATTATTGCACCTGCTCCTGCGCTTGCGTCAGTGCCAAAGGTCTTCACCAAAGTTGGGTGATTAGATATGCGAATTAGCTGTTCAATTTCTGAAAGCTCTTGATAGATGGCTCTTTGCATTGAAGCAGCGTCTGACAGGTCGCTAATACCGATGCCTCTAATTACTGAACGCTGTGCAGGCAAATACACCGCAGGAATACGTCCCAGTGGATTAGGTACTGTGTCGATCTTAGTTTCTCTGTCGTTTACGCAATGCCAGCTTTCAATCTCAGTTTCTGTCCATATTCTGAAATAAGCTTCAGTAGTAGTGTCGTCAATCTTATCTACCGACTCGCGAACCTTTAAATAAGTAAGGGCATAACGGCCAGAGGCAGTTCTTGTCCACTTCCAATCGAATACGTTTTCAGGCGTAAACATTGTGACGTATGGTCTAATCTCTTGGCTAATTTCTTCAGCCTTTGTACCAGCATTTGATGCAGGCTTATCTACCATTAGCCAGACATGCCCGTAAACGCTTGACCATACCTGAGCCTCACGCATAAAAGCATCAAAGCCTTTGCCGTCAAGGTCTGAGTCCTTTATGAATTGAGCAAGTACTTGGTCTTCAGCGATACTGTTAAACTGCCGTACGGGTGGAATGCGCCACAAAAAGCTACTGTAGATATGAACGATGTTCTTGCAGTGGTTGTCGATAGGGGTAAGGTCTATACGTCGAGCATAGCTATCCTTGTCCTCGTTAATGTACTTGGTTAGGTAACCGCCGTTTTTGTAGTCCTCGCCACCCATGTAAGAGCGGAGGTAAAACTCCCAGCGATCTTTGTTATTATCGTAATCTGGGTGAGTGTATTGAATGTCTGTGCTACGCATTAAGTCCACCTTGTAGGCTGTTCTACCTTGTACTCAGTTCGTACAGGGAATAAAAATTCGACCAAATAGCCTAGTGCATCGTTCAGGTGGTCAAAGCCATCTTTGTTAGGCTGGCTCGTTCCTTCTTTGTACGTCTGACGCTCAAGGCTCTTAATCGTGTGCTTGCATTTGGGGTCTATAAACAAATAGCGATCGCCGCCACTTGAGCGCAATCTGCTATTCACCGCATTTATTCTATCCCTGACCAGTGCGTGACTGTTTTTAGATTTCACCGCAAAGCCTGCATTCTGTAAAATGCTCAGGTCTGTTCTACCGCCTGCGCTTGTCTTCCTTTGCCGTGAGGCTGGGTCAGGGTAGATTATAACAGGTCTGTCGCCATACCTAGAACGTATCTCCGAAACCATCTCATCAGTATTGCTACCGAACATAACGATTTCATCTATAGCCAGCAGCGTATTGCCATGACGCAAACAAACAACGGCGCTCATCGGGTCGATATTAAAATCTAAACCTATATGCAAAGTGCTGTTATTGTCTTCTATTCTTT